TGATTCGGTATGCCATCAATTACAGCAGCAAATTGTTTAGCCAATTGTTTCCAATTATTATCGTAAGGAATGTATATAGGAAACTCAGAGCAAGTTTCATATAATGCTCCGTTGTCCGTTGTTGCTACATACAAACCACATGCTAAAGACTCTAATGCAGATATACAAAAGGTTTCTTCCCATATATTAGGATATACAAAAGCATCGTATCTATGTAGATTTTCTAAAATATATTCGTTTGGTTTGTATCCGATATAGTTTACATTCGGTAATTGCTTAGCTTGATCATATAATGCCTTATATTGATTATCATTATTTTTTTGAAAATCGCTACCATAAATATTTGTACTGCTATAGACATCTAAAGTTATATTAGGATTTTTAATAAGTTGCATAGCACCAAGTAAAACAGATAGACCTCTCCATGGAGTAGGATGATAGATAAGTTTTATTCTATCTCTCTTCTCATCAGGATCTCTAAGCTTCATATCTTTGATACCGTTTTTTATTACAGTACATTTCTCATGAGGTATTTTGAATGTCTTTCTAAATTGCTCGTAGTTCCAATGACTATTAAATACATAATAATCATATTGATTAATTGAATTTTCATTTCTAAAAAATTCTTGGAAGTGTGGTTGATCAGGAGCCATCTTTTGCCAAAGTATATTTATCTTATTAGCTGCTAACGGAGTTCTGCCTGGCACTGATAAACAAATTTCAAATCGTTCAAGTAACTTTTCAGATACGTGCTCTTTTAAAAATTGGTACTGTAATTCAGTTCCGCCTAATGGTTCCATTATTTTTTTGTTTTACTAAAGATAGGAAGATCTGGCACTTGCACTTCTATGTCAGTGGCTAGATCCTCTTCAGGATGATTTTGTAAGAAAGCTTCTTTAGTTTCATATCTATCTCCAGTTTTCATACTTCGATAAATAGTTTTAGTTTCACATTTAATTTTGTTTTGAATCATATGCTTTGTTTACAATATATTAACGTCCCTGTCCACGACTACGTTTTCTTCTAGGAATTCTTTTAGACCAACTCTTATTATGCCTTCCAGGTCTTTTTTTTGGAGTTCGCTTAACATAATTACTAGGGCCAAATATAGATTTTTTCTTAGCCATTATTTAAAGGTGTATCTACATTAAAACTTAATGATCGTCTAATACCTTGACCCTTAAATGGATAAACAGTGTGATGTAAATTATAAGGAAAAATATATAGATCACCTACTTTAGGAGTTATTAAAGCTGTTGGATTACCATAAACATCACCCATTTGAGAAATAAATTCTAATCTACCATCTTTAGGTTCTTCAGATGGATTTGTAGATTTAGCATTGGTTATAGATTCTGGGACTCTTAAAAATAATACTGAGCTTAAACCTAAAGGTCCTCTACCATGATGTATGTGTAATGGGTTGTATTCATTTTCTACTTGATCATTTATCCAACAAGAATTCATATAAAGTGTATATCCTCTTGCATGATGTTTTTGCGATGTGTTTGCAATATAGGTTTGTACACATCCATTAAAAAATTCTAAGACAGCTTTATTGAGTATATTAGTAACGTTCCACTCATCTTTTACTTCACCTGCTAAACTTTTACTATGCGAGGGTAAACTTTTTTTTCTTAAATGCTCATCAAAATCTACATTAAGTAAATCAACATATTCTTTAGGCATTTTAAATTGTCCAACATGGTATCCTAGAGTAAAGACTTTTTCACATTTTTCAAATCTATTATCTAACATAAAACATGTTTAACCGTTTTCTTGAGATCTGTCCAGTTGTGCGTAAGATATTATACCTTGTATTTCATTAGCTGTACCAGCTGTCATTTTTAATATGTCTCCACCCTCTAACACTAGAGTTTCGGTTATAATACTAGAAACAGTATTTGCGGCTATCGCTTTTCTTGATATTGAAAAAGTCGTAGATGCTGAAGTATCTGTTACTTGAACTGATAAATTTACTGGAGCCCCACTAGAATTATCTACTTGTACTTGTTTTACTAAAAAAGTTGCACTTGTTGGACAAGACAAAACAGAGGTAGTGCCAGTCGTTGTTAAATTAATTCCTTGATTTTTATATTGTATTGTCATGATAAAAAATAGTTAAATGCGTCTGCATCATTTTTTATATCATTCCCATATGAGAAGTTCAACTGAGATTGTAAGGTTCTTAAAGCTTGTAAGACTTGCCTTTGGTCTTCCTGAGAATATTGAGGTTTAGGTTCTGGTATCTGTATTGTTATCTTTGCCATTATCTTCTTCCATCAACTCTAACATCAAATCTAAATGTTCCATATCTCCAGCTCTCATCTATCTGAGAACATTCTATTTGTACAGCAGCCAATCTTGCTCTCGCTCTAGTGTCAATTTTTGTTGTGCTTGAAGAAACTGTAAATGGTCCAAGAGGACTTGAAGCTGCAGTGGATCCTTGCGGAAATTCATTTAAGAAAATAGTTACCTGTGAATTACCACTAATTCTTTTGAAGTCAGGTAAGAATCTTTTCACACTCATTAAAAATTCTCCATCTCCTGGCACTCCAGCATTACCATTCAGGTCAAACTCTCCTGATTTTATAAATGACGATATTGCTGTTGTGCTGCCATCTCCGTTTAATTGATTTACACCTACCTCATGTGCGTAATAAATTGTTGCCCCGTTAGATACACCTGAGATTACAGGAAATGTAGGTGCATCACCAGAGTTAAAATCAGTTGCGTATGGTTTTTCATAAACTGTTGAACCATACCAGGTCGTCCTATCTAATGTGCCTGTAGTCCAAACATTCTCCGCATAATTGTAGGTTACAACTCTATCAATTACGCTAGATCCTGCTTTAGCATAAAACCAATTTATTTCTTTGAACAATTCATTTATACCAGCGTAAACAGTTTTTCCTGATGTAAAATTAATACCTAGATTATTTCCATCAGTTCTAAAAACAAAATCTTCAACTAAACAAGGTAGTTGTTTTACTGTTCCATCATAAACATAAAAGCCACCTGTTTTACCCATCCAATAAACTGCACCATTTGCAAACACCCCTGCGTGTGGTCCTAATAAACCATTATTAGATCCTACTTTTCTTATTGAAAAGGTGAAAGGTGGACCAACAAATTGCATTTCGTATGCAGCTGTGTCTGTTAAAACTAAAATATAATCTTTACCTTTGAAGGCACCTATTATCTCAGTCCCGTCATCCAACCTAAAAGTTCCTGCGGTATTAGTTGAGGTTGGAGCATAATCACTTGTTGTTTCTTGATCAGAAAATCTTATAAACATTTTATCTTGCGAAGTGGAGGTTCCCACTGTTGTCTCAGTGCCAAGGTGAAATAAATGTCTGTCTCTATCTGAAACGATTGTCATAACAGATCTTGTTGGCTGTCCAGTTCCAAGAGTGGCTCTTGTCTGTAATGCATTTGTTGGAGACGCATCCCAAGTAAAAGTTCTACCGTTGTGCACTGTAGCTATTAAAATATTCCCAAAATTATCTAATGACCAGTTTGCAGGATCAATGGTTACAGTGCTTGAGGATGAAGCATCGCCCCAGCCGATGTAAGATGTTATATCTGTTACAGTCGATCCATCTGAGTGATTTGCAGGTGAGGTTCCGTTTGCTCCTCTACCCAAAGTTTCTAAAGTGTTACTTGTTTTTGAGGCGTAAGTTATATCTTCCGATCCTATTCTAATTGTGCCTGAGTTAGGAAAACTAGAGGCATCTGTTAAAATTACCTGCGAAGTTGTTCCAGAAGCTAGTGTGCCTCCGTTATTCATCGTAGTTGTAACTTGAGCTACAGTTCTACCGCTCCAAAGGTATGTTCCCCAACCATATCCGTAAGATGCATTAAGTGGTCCAACAGGTTCATAAGGGTGAACGTCTATTGTTCCGTTGTTCGTTGTCCCTGATCCTGTCTCAGCAGAGGGCATAGTAATAGTGAAGGTAGTAGTTGTCGGAACTGATTGTACCTCGAAAACTTTATCATCAAAATCTGCTGCAGTGAAACCGGTCTGTGCAGCATTAAAGGATCCTGCATTTGCAAACGTAGTAATCTCACCGACTTCTAAATTATGAGACCCTGAAGTTGTGATGGTAACTGTCGTGGATGCGTTAGTCGTTGTAATATTTCCACCTGTTTGAAAGTTATCTGTTTCAAGCGGAGTGACATCATAAAAAGCACCCTCATAATAAATTACTAAAACTTTATCAGTGCCTATGGCAGCAAATCTTTTTCCATCTGTATTAGCCCAAACGTGTTGAGCCCTTGCAGCCCCTACAATTTTATCGTTTACTAAAGCTTCCCAACCACCAATCTTTTCAGGTTCACCGTATCTAAATCTAACATTATCTCCATCAACCCATCTGCCTTCTGCATCAGAAGGTGTGGATTGTTTATCAAATCCAGGTGCTATTCTTACTTTGGCTAAAGTCATGGCAAATTATACCATTTTTCTTAAGGGTTATAAACTAGCTCGATAAATCAACTTCAAAGCTATGATTGTTTTGTTTTTTAACCTGTTCAGGAAATTTTCTTTGAAAATCAGCCACTATCCTAATTAAGTCATTTGCAACCGCTTTGAATGATTCTGGTGTTAAAACGAACTTACCGTTTTTATTTAAGATTTTTATCTCATCGTCTGAAAACAACCAGTCACAACTACCATCTTCGTATTGTTTAAAAGTCATATTTGCTTATATCATTTAGTGTTATTATGCACAAGGAGCACCTAGACGACTCCTACAATCAAACACAAATTGTTTATTTGCTGGTGTATCTTCACAATACATTAAATCAAGATTTATATAATGATCACCTTTCAAAGGACCTAATTTTTCACATTGATACATATTCCCACAATAAACCATTGCATCGCCAGGTTTTAAATTTAATGTTTCATCATCAATTTTAGTTTCCCATTCGCTATCTGTACCTAAATTTATTTGACATGTAAGTTGCCTATGTGGTGATTCTCGATAAGGTTTTTGAGTTGATTTATTTATATAAACTTTCATTATAGAAATTAAGGGTAGTA